CGCCTGGCCTGGCGGCGCGGGCTGCGGCTTCCAGCGGATGTTGCTGACGGGCGAGGGCTGACCCTGGGTCGCCGCCGTGTCGGCGGGTTGGGTGGTGAATGTCGGCGGCGCCTGGCTGGTCGGCTGCGGCGGCTGCGGCTCGCCCGCCAGGTTGCGCTGCACGGCGGGATCCTGTAGCCCGTGGGCAGCCCTGCCAGCGCGCTCGACTGCGCGGGCGCGGGGTTGACGACCGCCGCCGGGATCGGCGTCTCGGTGGGCGTGACGTTGATGTTCTGGCCCCCCGACTGTGCCGCCGCGAGCGCCTGCTGGCGGCGCATCCACTCGGCATCGGTTTCCTCGTCGCCCTGGCCAGAGCCCATGCCCCAGTCGTTGAGCACACCCTGTGTGTGCGAGCGCGTACCGAAGTCAGCCGGGGTTGGACCGCTCGAAGACAGTCTGACGCCAGGCCCCGTGTCGTACGGGTTGACCGCCGTGGGCGGCTGGCCTGGGCTGGTCTGACCTGAGGCCATCGTGCCTGGCACGCCGTAGCGGCCGGTGACGTTCTCCTGGCCAGGCATGATCGGCGTGGGCGTGTTCAGCGGTGGCTGGCCCGCCGACTGGCCCGCGCCAAACCCGATCTGACCGCCCATCGACCGACCGCCGACCCCCGCCCCGGGCATCTGGTTGGGCACATCGGCTGTCGGCACGAGCGTGTAGTTCAACTGGTCGACGGGCGCGAGCGTGCCACGGTTGTGCACCTCGTTCGTCGACGGGGTGTAGTTGATGTACTGGACAGGCGCCTGCTGTCCCGGCGGGGAGGCCAGGATGTGAAAGCCCGATGTCTCCCCGCGCGCGACGGTGCGGCGCCCCGCCCGCCAGGCGCTGGGGTCCCTAACGTCCCACACGTCGGATATGCCGACCCTGTTTGTCGAGGATCTCGACGGGGCCGAAGTCCTCGGCGCCAATGCTGTCCCAGCGCTCGATGTACTCGGCGGGCTCGGGATAGTGCAGCTTCGCGAACTCGGCGGTACCGGGCTGGACGTCCCTGAACATGAAGCTCAGCCCGCTCTGGTTACCAGGCGTGCGGATCGGCGCGCCCTCCGGCAGGGGAGACTGATAGATCTCGTGTAGCCGGCGAAGGAGGTCTCTATTGTCGAGCATGGTGGGCATCCAGATACTGGCGGATCACCTCGGCAGCCTGCTGATCGAGCGGGCTGGCGCCCGAGACGACGCCGTTGATGTACGCCTCACGGCGCCTGTTCTGCTCCGTCCTCGGGACCCGCTTGCGGCCCAAGGGCAGGAGGTCCTGATCGTCGTGGGCCACCACTTCCAGGGCTCTCGGTACTTCGCCCATTATTTTGCGCATATTGGCCGGCACTTGCCATCTCCTGTTCCAGCATCACCAGATCGCCGCCTGTCTTGTCCGCGACCTTGATGCCCAGCGAACGGATCAGTTTGACCATCAGCAGTAGCTCGGTGGAGTTGACGCGGTAGGTCTCGGTGCTGTCCCAATCGGGCGCGGACTCGATGGCGACCACGTACATGTCCCCGCGTCCGACGTAGATCGCGGCGCGTAGCTGCGCCCTGGCCTGCTCGATCACATCCGGACGCCGGAATGCAGGACTCGCTGAAACAGGTTCATCATGCACTGGAGCCGGCTCCTGTTCCCATTGGTGGTCGTACGACTGGTTGGGCCAATGATCCTCGCCACACCTGAAGCACGGGGGCCTGGGGATCCGTTCATTGTAGCCAGGCTGGCCCGGTACCATTGCCAGTCCGTGGAGTTCGCGAGAACGATTCGACGCGGGTGCACGGATATCGCCCGTGGGTGTCGGCGGACCCTGCGGACGCATCGCGCGAAACAGGTCCAGAGCGTCACCAGCCATCTAGCCTCCTATCCTACGGGTCGCGTTGGCCCCCGTCCAGCCGCAGCCACACCTCCCGGTCGACCGCCCGTGACGCGCGGGCGCAGCGAGCGCGTCGCCTGGCCCAGCATGCTGCCGGTGTCCTGCGGCGTCTCGTTGGCGGAGGGCATAGCCGGGGGCTGCTGCGTACCGCCCTGCGGCGCCATCGGGCTGCGCTGGGCTTGCTGCTGCTCCATCAGCTTCTGGCTGAGCGCGATGAAGCGCTCCGAGTCTTCCCCGAACCAGTTCTTGATACGCTCCAGACCGACTTGCTCGATGACGAACGGGAGGGCATCGACCGCTTCGCGGACCATCTCATCCAGCCATTCCTGTGGATTGTCGGTTGCGCCCGAAAGCTCTATCGACTGGCGATGCGGCATCCACTTGTTCGCCTGTAGCGCCTGGAGAGCTTTCCATTGTTCAAGTATCGCTGGGTCAAGACGCCGGCCGAGGGACACCTCGAATCCGTCCCAGTAACCGTCGATGTCCTCGGGCCTGACAGTGACCTCCCCGAGATCTTCACCATTACGGTCTTTGCCGGGCACAGGCAGGGTGAGGCTGTCTTGGAGGCAGATTTCGAGTTGCATCGCTGCAAGCTCCAGAGCACGACCTATGGCCCTGGTCAGGCTATCCTTGGCGGATTCAATTTTGAGTGTCCGCATCGACTGGATCGCCCAGAGTTGCTGGGCAGATCGAGTCCCTTCCGCGCTACGCGGCCCCTGGGCTACGCCGTTGCGCTGTATGTACTGATCGACCACGCTTGTCGTCTGGAGGAGTTCGTCCGGCACGGGTTGACCTTCAAGCATCTGAAGGTATTCCCCGATGCGCTGGTCGATGGGGATGTACTGGCCGGGGCGAATCTGGATCTCGCGGCCATCTTTCGTCCAGCCTAGATACGTCCGCCAGGCGTTGATAGCGAGCATCCAGATCTGCATCGTGAGCACGTTCGACTCAATGGGGTACAACCCGGCAGCGTTGGTGAGCATGCCGCGATAGCGCCGCTCCATGTCGTCGAAGGTCAGTTCACGAAAGGGGACGATGACGTAGGGCATCTCGGGGTAGCCATGCTCGGCCACGCCGCGATACGGGCCAGAGCCGCCGACGTCGAACAGCGGGTAGTCGTCCAGCAGCAGGCAGCGGTAGCGCCCGATCCAGATGTCGTCGACCCACACCAGTTCGTCGGGCATCCTTGAGCGCAGCACGTAGGCGGTGTCAGGGTAGCGCGCGAAGGCGTGCATCGCCTCGGTCTTGGACGTCTGGTAGTGCTCGATGACCACGAGTAGCTCGCCGTCTTCGGCCTCGCGCCAGCGGCACACCCGGGGGTCGCGGCGCTGAAAGAGGATCGGGTTCTTGCGCCGGTTGCGCACCTCCCAGACCTCTTCGGGGTCCGCCGCCTGCCACTCGTCGACGCGCAGCAGGTAGTCCTCCTCGGGCTCGTCTTCGTCGCGCTCGGGCATCGGGCCGTGGGCCTCCAGCCCCTCGGGCCTGCGCGGCCACAGCGAGCGGTCGACCATGATGCGAAAGACGCCCACGCGGCGGATGACCATGTCGGTCGGCAGTTGCCGGAGCACATCCTTCTGTTTGCGCCAGGCGTGGATCAGCGCCTTGCCGAAGCGCGTCAGCTTATCGGCTTGATTACGGTACTTCTGGCGTGCCCGCGCGGGTCGGACACGCACCGAAACGTCAGGAGGGACCAGCGAGTCGATAGCTGCATCGGCGTCAGACGGCGCAGAACCTGTTTTGACTGCCAGGCGTCCGCCCGGGGACTCGACGTCAAACGTTTGGAAGTACAGGTCTTCCTCGTCTTCCATGCTGCTGTCAAGATTGCCCCACTCCGCATTCAAGTGGTCGCGCCAGTAACGCACCTCTTCGTAGGTCGGCCGGTCGTCGATCTCGTTGCGGTACGCCGAGGCAATGTCCGCGTACTGGTCGCTCATCGGGCCACCGCGAGATAGCTCTGCGGTTCCCACTCACCCTTCTTGTGAGCGGTCCGCACGTGATCCATGAACATGCGCCCGCGTGAAAGCGGCATGCGCGCGACCACCTCCGGGGCGGGTTTGGGGCGCGTGATGTCCGAATCGTCGGTGGGCTCGACGTGCGTATCGAGGTAGCTGTACGACTCGGGCGCCTCGGGCTCACCCTCGAAGCGCTTCTTGACCCAGGTGTAGTAGCCCAGCGCGTCCATCGAGTGGTCCATCCAGTCGCGCGGCTTCTCCTGATAGTTCTGGTTCAACTGCCGGCGCTTGGGGTAGGAGTACTGCTTGAACTCGGCAATCGTGTACAGGCAATGCCGGTCGACGCGCAGCCGTGCACAGCTTCTGAGGTAGGCCAGCGTCTCGCCCACGAGGTTCTCGTCGTTCAGGCTCTCCTCGACTTCGATGACCAGCGCGCGCTGCTCCTCGACGGGAAGCTCGTTGTCCGAGTCGGGGGCGCGGCCCATGTCTTCGAGAATCATGTTCACCCGCGAACGGTACAACCGGAAGAAGCGCACCGGGTCGCGGATGATGTTGCGCGTCACGGGGATGCGCTCCCACACCTGCGGCTTCTTCTCGATGATGTACGCGGGGAAGCCCATGCGCTGCCAGCGGCGCATCTCTTCGGGCTGCGCCGAGTCGCAGATCATATCGGATATGCCCTCGACCTCCCAGCGCGGCAGGAGGTCGCCGTCGTTGCTGATCTTGACGCCCTTGAACCACGCCCTGCTGGACATGATCTCGGCCACTTCCTCGGTCGACCGGTGGGTCTCGTAAAGCTCGTCAATGATGACGGTCATGTCGGTGTATTCTTGGATCGCCAGGATGGCGTACGCATTTGAGCCACCCGAAGGATCGCACGCGAGAAGTACCGGCAAGTCCGGGTTATAGGGGCAATCAGTGACGTGGACCTTTTCTTTGAACTCGGGAAAGACGCGCTCCCTAGCAGCAGCCGGGATGCCACCGAACTGCTCCAAGAACTCGTACGGTTCCATCTCCTTGGCTGCCTGGGCGAGCGCTGGGGTCTGCCTGCCCTGCGGAAAGGCATAGAAATTGATGTCGTAACTGGCGTCTTGGAACATTTCCCAGGCTGCGTCTCCGCCATGTGCGGCCATGTCCGCCCGGGCGTCCAGCGCCTTCTGGTGGAAGAAGTCACCTTCTCCCTCCCAGGAGGAGATCAGCAGCGCCTGTCCATTACGGTCGGTCAGCGGTGGGAGAATCGCACGGGACCACGCCTCTGGGTAAATCTGAGCAGCCTCATCGATGATGGCCAGGTCAATGGCCGCGCCGGCCGCGCTCCAGATGTTCTCCAGGCTCATCCCCTCTAGGCGACTGCCATTTTCGAGGACTATCAGCTTCTCCTGGGTGGTGTCACGGAACGTGCGCCACTTCAGATCATTGTCACGCACGCACTCGACCACCTTGTCGAACGCCCGCGAGACGAGCTTCATGGTTGGTGCTGCCAGCCAGATCCAGCTACGCGGCCGGAACTTGGCGGCGCAAATGGCCTCCATCGCGGCCTCGGTGGTCTTGCCGCCGCGCCGTCCCCAGGCCACGATGCGGAAGCGCGCGTTGGAGCGCGCCACGGCTTGCTGGCCTATCCAGTGGCCCAGCACACCCTGCTGCTCCCAGCGTTCCGTCTCATCCTGCAGGGCGTGATACTCCCGCAGCCGCTGGTCAGGGATCTGGTAGGTGCCGACGTGCGCGATGCGGCGCAGAAGCTCACGCTGGGCGTCCTCGTCGTCTGGGACGTACATCCCGTGCGGCCGGAAGTTCAACTGGCGGAATGATTCGAGCCGCTCCTGGGGCGTGATCGGCTGGAAGGGCACCAGGCGCGCGGCGGCGCGGTCTTCCCAGTCCTGCAGCCAGTCGGCACCCCCGCGCTTACCGAGCCGCGCAAAGTCAAGCCCGGTAAACGCTGCGGTCTGGGTCACTTGCCCTTGTGGTCTCCACACTTCAACGGATCGCGGGCGGGGCCCTTGAACCGCGAGGTCATGACGTTCGAGGTGCCGGGCTTACCTACCCGGCCTCCACTGCTGGTTCCCTCACGCTTGATGGGCGGCACAGCTTGTTCCTCCTAGTACTTGGATGGGTTCTTGCTGGACGGTACTCCAGCCGGCTTACCTCGGGTGGTCTCGGCCTTGACCAGCGGAATGGTGCGGCCCGCCGAGCCCTTGCCCTTACCGCTTCGTCGATCCGCCACTGTGATGCTTTCCTTTCTTGTGGCCCTTGTTGAGCGCGGCATTGGAGATCGCCGCCGCGCTCGCCTTGGACATCTTGGGGTTGTCGCGCTTGATGGCCTCGTACGTCGCCGGATTCTTGATGAACCCACCGCGCGCCGTGGTGTAACCGCTGCCCTTTTTCTTCCACGGCATCAGATCAGCCCTGCTCCCTTCAGCACAATCCAGGCGACGACCGCCACGATGAACAGGAGGCACAGCAGGAAGACCGCCCAGGTAACGGGTCCAGGCGGGTCGGCCTGAGGATAGTCTGGCACGCGCGCATCATACTCACGGCGTAAGCAACACTACAGAGAACGGTCCAAGACGGTTGAAGTCGTCTCTCGACAGCGAGTCGTAGACGCCCTTGTAGCCTGGCGCGGAGTTGGCAATCCAGATGTTGGCGCCGTCCTGGCCGCGAATCGCCACCCAGTGATACCACGATCCGCCGCTCATCATGCCGCACGTCGAGCCGGCAGCCGTCCACACCGTGTCGAAGTTCAGCCAGCCCTGCTGCGAGTTGAGCCCGTAGCCCTGCAGCACGCGCCGAAGCTGAGAGCCCGAGCCGTCCATCAGACCGTAGGTCGGGTTGATGTTCTCGGGCTGGCCGATCTCGGCTACCGCCGACCACTCGTCGGCGCCGGGATTGACGCCGGTGGCGCGCTCGACCCACGCCAGCGAGCACGCCGAGCACGTCCAGCTTGCAGCCTGGCGCGGCATGGGCTCCTCGGGATTCCACTGCACCCCAGTTGGAGGCGGCTGGGGCGCCGTGGAGATCGAAGCCGGGGGACGCGGCGCAAGCTGCAAGCTGGGATCGAGTGCCAGCAGATCCGCCTCGACGGTGGGTAGCTCACCGACCCAGCGGTTCTGCAGCATCTGCTTGAGCACATCGGTCAGCAGTGCCTGCTGATTGTCTAGCTGGTCTAGCTGATCACTCAGGAACATACGGCGGATCGAGCGTGAGCGTGCCCTGCAGGCTGGGATCGAT